CAAAGACTCTCCAATGTTTTTTGCGGTTGTAGAAAATTCAGCCAAAGCTCCAGTAGTAGCTCCCTGCTCAATAGCATAAGCTATTTGTTCAGCAAACTCAGCTTGAGAACTGGCGCTTTCTACGTCTGTACCTAGTTTCTTAATGTCTTCTTTAGCAATCTCAATCATTGCCTTTTGATTTTCCATACCAATAGTCTCTTCTGTACTCATGTATGGCTTGCTGATCTGCGAGTCACGAACCTCTCCAGTTAGAAGGTTGGTTGTGCGTTGTTTAGGGATGACCTTGCCGTCGACGATCACATCGATTCTCTCAGTCATCTGACCCTTTTCGCGCATGGTAGCCGCAGCGACAAACGCTTCATTAGCCTCATCAGGAGTTAATTCCTGAGTAACTGGCTTTCCAATGGCGATGTTTCTAGCCGCAGACGCGATATTCTCCTTGCGTACCTTTTCAGCCGCTTTCGCAGCTAATTCATCTGTACGAGCTTTAGTGACAAGCTGAGTATCTAAGAACTTAACTCCAGCATTTAGCAACTGAGGAGCGCCTTCCATGAACGATTTTGCGGCAGATGCACGCTCCATCGTGGAAAGATTTGGATCACTAATGCGCGAACGAAGGTCTTGCAGCGCACCCCCAATGCGCGGATCAACCTTTTCAAGAATGGGCTCAAACCCGCTGGAAAGAACATCAGCAGCCTTAATAATGCCTTGGGCCTGTTTCTCACGTTCCTTGTTCTGAACGTAACTCTCAAAGCCTTTTACGGCTCCACCAACAGCCGCGCCAATCCCCTGCGCTTGCATCTGCGCCGACTGCCCAGCAGCCTGTAGGAACGGCGTGTAGTCAACAGCCGACAGTTCAGGACGAATCTGACTTCCAGTTGCAACGGCCATAAGTGTTATCCGTAGGGATTAGAAGGGTCATACGCCCGGGAGACATTGCTTCCACCACCAAACATTCCACCAACGGAAGAACCAATCATTCCGCCAATCGGACCGCCAAGCATGGTGCCAGCAGCACCAAATAGTCCGCCAAGCATCTGGCCACGGGCAGCAGCACTAGCGCCAGCAGCCTGAGCCTGAGAGCCATAGATGGCAGTCTGATAGCGGCCCAAGTTGCCCGCGTTCTGGAGGGCAAGATTGACTCCCGCTCCGTAGTCCACAGCACGCGGACCAATGGACTGTCCACCAAGCTGCTGGGTGAAGGCTTGCTGTTGAGCCCCATAGCCCAAGGCCCCGGACTGACGCCCTAGGATGGCTTGGAACGGATCAGCACTAATAGCCCGATTCATCCCAAAGGCCAACTGCCCAGCTTGAGCCGCCTCAGCCCGACGGCGGGCCATGATGTCCTCACGGCCAAGAATCTCCGCAGCCACAGAAGACTCGTCTCCAATGCGTCCACGCGCCAACCCAGCCATACGGGCTGTTTGCTGGGCAGAACGCATCTGCTCAGGGGTAACACGCTCAGATTGGGCATAAGCCCGCTCCGCAGCTTGCTGGCTAAGCTCAGCCATACGGGCGGCATATGGATCAGCAGCCCGCAAAGCAGCCGTAGCCCGCCCGCCCATAGCCTCAACAGCGGCAATGTCCGCCTCACGCTGGGCTCCCAAAATCTCCCGCTCCAGACGACCCGACTGACGCGCAGACTGCTCCTGCAAGCCAAGCACCCCGCCCATATAGGTGCGGAGGTCGGCCAGATTAAGCTCCGCATACGCAGGGCGAAGCTGACGCTCCACATCCAGCATCCGCTTCTGAAGCTCGGGATCAGCCATCATCTCGGCTGACCGGCGGTACTCATCCGCCATAGACACAGGCTGTGGAGGAGGCGGGGCGGCGGGAGTTTTAACGGAAGCCATGATCTTTACGAGCTAGTTTAGCACATAGAAGGGTTGTAGGGTAGGCCCTGAACCTATCGGCCCCCTTGTTTCTGGTCCATCCCATGAAAGGAAGATAGTAGGGTGCTTGTGAGACAAACCAACCCAAAGCGTTGCACCCAGCAGCGTAATGAACATACCAGCAATCTGGATTGGCTGGGTGCCAATCATCCTGCCCCATCTCCTTCCTTACTGGCTTAGCCAGAAGAAGCCTGTCGGGCGTGGAGAAGACGTACCCATGACAGAGGTAGTAGCCCAAGTCCTGCTCAAAGCTCCACCCCCTTGATTGGTAGTAGGCTTTGGCTTCCTCTATGGGGCTCACACAGGTGTCAGCGTCACCTTGTATTGGTCGTTGTCAATCGTAATTAGAAGATCAGGGTTATCCCAACCAAAGCTGATGGCGTGGGGCGAAGACTCTCCCGTGACAAGCTGGACGGTGCGAGCTGAAGCCGTTCCAAACCTAATAATCTGAGCATTCACGGTCATGTTCGCATTCACCGCGCTAGTGCCATTCAAGGTGGTGACGCCAGCAATGGTGGTAGTTCCATTAACCGAAAGATTTCCGCTAGTGCTAATCGCACCTCCGGTAGTCAGGGTGCCATTAACCGTCAGGTTGCTTGAGCCGTCCCAAGTAGGAGCACCAGTCGATAGCTTGGTAGGAGTAACTCCACCATTAACGATTTGGAGCTGACCTCCACTTACCTCTAGTCCTCCACCAGAGGCGCACGTTCCGCTTCCTCCAGAGACAAAGGTAGCTAAATCAACTAAGTTTCCAAGTTTGGTAGAAGTTACCTGCTCGGTAGATGTGAAGGTGTAACCCTTAGATAGAATAGCCATGACTCATTCTACCATTAGAAGTTGTGGCAAAGTACCTGAATCTGGCCGTACTCAAATGTAGGGTTGCCTCCAATTGATCCAACCAACTTAAACCTGAAATCTACAGAGCCCAAAGCAGCCATTCCCGTAAGCTCCAAAGCTCCAGAAACAGACACAAATGTCTGTGGATTATGGGCCGATGCGTCAATGGCCGTCACCTGAAGCCAAGTCGTTCCTCCGTCTGTGCTGTACTCAATGGCATATGCCGCAAACTCACCGCTGGCTATGCCTGAAAACTCTCCCACGGCAAACACGCTTATCTTCGGATCAGACCTTCCATAGCGATTGCCGTATGATCCGTGGCCCCATCCATACAATTTTGCATCGGCAATAGTTAGGGTGGAAGGACTGCTTGAATCAAATCCGCTAGGCTTGGTTGTTCCATCGTCACCAACAGTCAACGTAGTGGAACCGAACGTGTTCGAGGTGAAGGAAGCAGCGTTGTAACACGCACCAGCCACCGCAATCTTGGGAGACTCAAGGCTGATAGTGGCTACGATGGTTCCTGCCGTAATCTTCCCAGCCTCAATCGTGTCAATCTTGGCGTTGGTGATTGTCGAGTTGGCAATCTTACCGCCAGTAATTGTCAGATTGGCTATCTCATTGGCTGTGATCGTCGCGTTTGCGATCTGGGAAGCCGTGATGGTCGCCGACAGAATGTTGCTAGCCGTGATGGTTCCAGATGCTATGTTTGAACCAGTAATAGTGGCCGAACCAATCTTGTCCCCAGTAATTGTAGAGGACGCAATGTTTGTCCCCGTAATTGTTGCACTCGCTATCTGCGTTCCGGTGATGGTCGCATTAGTTAGGTTGGAACCAGTTATCGTTCCATTCGCTATGTTGCTACCAGTAATGGTGGCATTGGCAATCTGAGTGGACGTAATCGTAGCATTTGCTATTTGCGTAGATGTAATCGTCGCGTTGGCCAGTTTGCTTCCTGTTAAGGTTGCGTCCTGAACTTTAGACCCAGTAACCGCATCATTAGCTATCTTCGTATTCGTAATCGCATCCGAAGCTATCTTTGCACCGTTGATAGTCAGGTTGTCAATCTGACTAGCAGTAATAGTTAGGTTGGCTATCTGGGCGGCTGTTATGGTTCCATTAACCAAATTTGCCGCGCTGATTGTCTGGGCGGCTATGTTGCTTCCGCTAATAGTAGAAGCATTAATATTTGAACCACTAATTGTTGAAGCAGCAATATTTGATCCAGTTATGCTTGCCGTTGCAATATTGCTACCACTAATGGTGGCGCTACCTATGTTTGCGCCTGTGATTGTAGCCGTAGCGATGTTTGCCCCAGAAATTGTTGCATTATCTATTTTTGCCCCAGTAATTGTAGCGTTAGCAATGTTGGCAGCAGTAATTGTTGCATTGTCTATCTTGCTACCCGTTATTGTGGCGTTGGCAATGTTAGCCCCAGTAATCGTAGCGTTGGCAATCTGGTCTCCTGTAATTGAGCCCGGTGCCGCGATGTTCACCACCTGAGTGACGGTGAGAATTACGGATGGGGATACTGGAGTAATTGGTGTGGTTCCAGCCGGGATTGTCTCAAGAGAGACTGCCGTGCTGACGGTAGACCACATCAACTGGTAGTAATCATTGGCAGCAGCGGTGAAGACAAAGTTCCAAGCCGGAAGAAGATGTCCATCAACAGACCCGTGCTTATTCGGTATGCTTACAATACTGTTGCTTGACGCAACATCACTACCATTCTTCCTAAGCCAGATTTGAATTTCGTGAATCTGGGAATCTGTGTTTACTACTTGAATGCTAAATTGAAGGTTGTATGTACCTCCATTGGCAATCGTTATCCTGTTTCCGCTTACAATGCTCACCCCAATCGACTCAACCGTGTTTCCAATATTTATTGGATAGGCGGTGTTAATCGCGGCTGCAAATTGATCTGTTACATCGTAAAATGATCCGTAGTATCCCGGACTACCCGCGCTACCACTAGTTGCGGAAATGTTGATGCCACTATCATTTCTGAATACCGTGACGTTTGAACCGGCTACGATATTCACCGTAGCGTCATCAACCATCCTGTTCAGACGAACAGCAGTTGCCTTATTGGTCGCCCAGTCTGAATTGGCGTCCGTGAAGGTGTAGCCTCTTGTGATGTCTGGCATTATTCAGCTGATAGTATGGCATTCATGGACAGCATACCCGTCGTCCTGATGGCCCTAACCTTTGGCCTTCCGAACGAAGGGGTGACGCTCATTTGAGCGCCATATCCACGCACATTTCCAATTCTAGCCTTAAGAGAAACGTCTTCACCTGAAGAAAGGTAGTTACCAGTTATGGTAAAAACGTCGGAAAGACTGGTTGTTGAGTCTGGATTCTCAACCTCAAGAGAAAGAGAGGCGTTTGACTGAATTGAAGGTGCGCTCTCTAGGTGAAGCTCGTATGAGTTGAATTTCTTCCTGTCCATTGTGCCAAATGTGTATTGGCGTGTGGTTACTAGTGAGCCCACCGCAACTTCCTGCACGCTGCTTCCAGCCGACAACCCCAAGAAATCGTTGTAGTTCCTAGGGCTCGACGAATCCGTCGTGTCAATAAGATGAATGCCTCCTTCTTTGCTGATGGCGTGCAGTTTGTTTGGGCCACCAGCCCCCGATCTAACAAATCCAACGATGTTCCATCTGGCATCATTAATGACATCTAAAGACTCCCAGCCTTGGTTTAGGAAGTTGTAAACCAAGATGGCGTTGTTCACCGTGGAGTTATCCAATGGAACAGCTATGTAGTAGCGATTGTCGTGGTAAGAAGCCACGGCATTAGCTGCATAAGACTTATTAATCCTAGCAATAAGAGGATTTATAGATTCGGACAACGGAACAGCGGCTCCACGCAGGTTGTACAGGTCTTCAAACGCCACCCCGTACACCCCGTTGTCGGACAGGAAGAAGATTTGATTGCCCACCTGAGCAATGGACTTGCGGGCAACGCAACCCACCTCACGGGTGATTTCCTGAACTGAGGAGTTGGCTAGGTCTGCACCAACACCTCGGATGAGGTGAATGGAATTGCGGGCAAACGCCACAAGATTGTCTTCCGAAAAGGGTTGGAGGCCAACAATGAAGTCGGCTCCTCCAGAAGCAATCTTGAACTGGTTTTGAATCTGGTCGTATGTGTCCTGATCCAGAATATCTGAGGCTATAAGCTCATCCCTGACATTTCTGGATGTAATGGTCGCAGACCCAGATGATCCTGTGATTGTGTAATTGAAAGGCATCCACAATCTGCGCTGGTGGTAGATGGCCCACGGGGGAGCGGGCATATGCGTGAAGCCAAGTCCAACGGACTGCCTCTTTCCTACTGCTACGGTTGCTCCTGAAATATCAGCAGCATCTGCTTTGAATAGGAACGTCCCTGCCGTTGTTGAGTAAACTCGATATTGAGTGAGTGGATTTAAGTCGGTGTTGCCCTTGTCGCTCACCATTACTAAGTCGCCAATGGAAACATCATGTGAGCTCTCCGTGACGGTGACAACACCGTTGCTAATTGATGTGTTGCCAGCCGAGTCGTAAACTAATGGCTGGGTATAGGCTCCATTAGCAACTAGGGTGAAGGCCGCGCTGCTTGGAAAACCTGTTCCATCCCATTGGAAAGCCACCTGTCCATTCCTGAAGAGAAACAGGTAGTTGAATGCCTGAATAAGCTCGCAGGTTGAATCAACCGTTTGACCTGCCGGGTAGGTTATGTCTCGCGTCACCGAGGTATCGCTGGTTTTTACAGCAATAGCCTTAGTGTTGGTGGCAATGACAATGTATTCCGTGTTTGAGGTTGTCGGATCGGAATAAAGGCAAGTTCCATAAATGGCATTAACCGATCCATCCGCAAGATTGAATGGAAGGTTTATTGGAAGGACCGGGGCTCCCGTATTCGTAGCAATAGCCGAATACACGTTGTAATAGCCCAGACGGGGTTGCCAAGCCCCATCAACATCCATGCGGCCATTCTGGCTTACGGCCACCTCACCCGGCTTTAATTGGTCAGGACGGAGCCTTTGGTTGATGCGGACAAAAGCCGTATCCCCGTCATCCACCAACTGGCTGTCCAGCCTTCCGAAAGAGGCGTATCTTGGCATACGCCAATCCTACCATTATCGCTTCTTGCGCTTCTCTACGCCCTTGATTTTGCCCGCATTGGCAGAGGCGTAAAACACCCGCTGTCCACGCTCCTTGCCATATTCATCCTGCATGGCGGACATAATCTTCTTCCCCTTTTTGGTGAGGGGCATCTTAGGAGCACTTCTTACGGCTGGTGCCGTGGTTCTTGGTTTTCATGGAGCCATACTCCATCATGCGCTCCTTCTTGCTCT